AGAAGGTACGCATGATAGATGGCAACATAAACAAAATGCTATCTCTAACATCAGTTGAAACAAATTCAGACTGCATACTAGATTGTGCTTGTGGTTGTTCACCAAGATAATACTCAGTTGATTCTGCTCTTTCAGCTCCGACTTGATGAATGAAATCTTTTGCATCATCCATCTCTGATTTGATAACACTGGTAAGGTGTTCCATATCAGTTTCTTCTTCAACTTCGACCTCTACTTCAGAAGATTCCATCTCTTCTTGTTCAAGCATATCTTCCATTTTGTCTTCGTAATCTTTTGCCATGTAAAACTATCCCACTCGAATGATTCGAGATTTTAAAGGTTTTTTGAAATTATAACCGAAAACACTCTCGCTTCCACTAAAACTTGCGGCAGAACTTGCCATGGTCAATGCAAGTGCATCTGCTTTGTCTGGGGATTTGATGCCTCTTTTCTTCATTTCTTCTTTTGACTCTATCTTTATTTTTCCTGTCGAGGTATATTTATAGAGAGGCGCAGCCAATTCCGAGACAAGCTCATCATCAATAGGAAGTCGGCAATCACGCTGCGCCAACCATTCTTTTATCGCAAACCATAACTCAGCGCGTAAGTTCAAATAATTTTTTCTACTGCTTGGGGACTCAGATACATTAATTCCACGCACAGGTAAATTCTGTTCTCTTAGTCTGTCCACCACGCCCGCGCCAAGTCCAATCACATCCACTAATATTTCTTGTGGGCGTTCCATCACAGTTGCATCATCGTAGCGATTTTTAATCACACCACAAAGTTGCATTAAATCCATAGAAGCAAATGATTTAATTTCTAAAACTGTATTACCCTGGCGCACACACAAGGCAGAATTATCGCCACCGAATCTAGCAACATCTAAACCCCAGACTATGGGTTCGCTGGCGGTGAGGGCGACATCACGATCTACTGCTGCGCGTATAAGTTCCATAGAGATAACAGTATCATCGTCAGCTTTTGGAAACTCACCCATGACTTCTACGCGGGAGACTGTCGAATCCTCGCCATATTGTTCAATCATGGTTTGAAATAGCTTTTGGTCAGTGCCTTCGACTGTGCGTGAGTCTACTTGGAGTGATTGCCAAAAACTGCGTTTGCTATGAAAAGAGTCATAAAATGGCCCAGTGTTGCGGCGCGGGTTGGAGAAAGTAAACCAATAACGATCTTTGGTAGGCTCAGAGAAGAAACCTTCAGAAACCGAGTAGATGGGCGCGGGAATACCTGATGCCTCATCCATGATTAAACAAACTCCGTAGGAGCTGTGAATACCAGCAAAAGCATCTGGGTTTTCTTCTGACCATAACTGCGCTTGTGCATAATAGTACCCAGTATCTATCTTTAGGTCGCGAATCAACGCTTCTTCAAACCAACCAGCAGGTTTAATGGTGGTGGCTGTTTTTGTAAACCAATGTGAATTTATTGAAAGAGTAAGCCATTTACCTAACTCAGCCCAAGTTCTACTTCTAAGCTGCTGTTCGGTGTTGGCGGTCACAATAATGGTTGCGCCAAGCCTTGTTGAAAGCATCCAAATGATTAACCAAGCTACTAATGCTGATTTGCCAATACCACGACCAGATGCTACAGCTAGTCTAAACATCTCTGGTAACTCTATGCTGCTGTTTCTTTGTATATGCGTTGTAATATTTCGCAAAATTTTTTCTTGCCACTTACGAGGGCCATCAAAATGTTCGAGGGGGGTGTCCTTTTGTCCCCATGGGAAGGCAAATTTAACAAAGTTATATGGATCATCTTTGATGTTCATTGACCATAGTTCGGTCATTAATTGCTTTTCTTGTTTAGGGTCGTATTTCATAAAAAAAAATTAAAAAATTTTAGTGCAAGTGTTCTAAATTTTTAGCCCCCGCCGAAAAAGTGACCGGGGGGGTTGCAAAATCGGAGAGTAGATCTTGCCGAGCTGCCCGGTCGTGACATGGATACAGTAAGGGAGATGAGAGAGTTCCCACGCCTAGCTCGTATTTTTCGTTGGCAACAAGTCCTCTGAAAGGACACGCTGTGAATCTAGCTGATCTTCTACGACTTTGCCCTCGATCACACGACTCTTTGCAGAATCCAGGACTTCAGCAAGATTTAGGTTATGTTGAACCTCAGCTCTGTCCATCCACGAACCACTATCACGATTCTTGAGGAAAAATATCTGGGCCGTAGTATTTCCATCGAGAGCTGAAGTGTAAAGTGCGTTGGTCACCGCAGCAATTGCTTTTGCTCTTCCGTTCTTTAATGCGACTTCAAATTCCCCCTTTTCTCGTTTTCTTCGATCAATCGTGGATGTTGATGTATTCAAAAGCTGTGCTATTTGTTTTTCAGATAAACCATTACCAGCCCATCTCTCGATGTTTTCAAAGTCTTCTTCAGTAAATTTTATTCTTTTGCGACCAGCTTTGCCTTTTAAATAACTGTAATCTTTCTCTGCCATACGAAAATTCTACTTTATATAGCATCAATCCCCTATAGATTTTGACATAATTAATTAGGTAATAGTGTAGAAAAGAGTTGCATTGTGCGTTCTATTTGATATAATTATTGTGTAGCCAGGGAAAGCTACCATTTAAATAGGAGAGATAAATGATAAAAGCAACAAGAATACAAGCAGGTGAGTACCTTTACAGAGGCTACCACATTGTCAGAGCATCTGACCATTATGACAGCACTTATGTTCATTGGAATATTAGTCAATGGGAAGAGAATAGTTTGACAGGTGGAGAATGGTATACATTTGATGCAACAAATACATTAGCTGATGCTAAATGGATTGTTGATAGAGCTATAGCAATGAAGGAGGTGGCGTAATGAAAGACTTTGCACACAAACTGCATAAACCACAACAACCAAAACCATGGACTGATGTAGCTCGTGAGATGACTGAGAATATAATCTTCGTCATAGCGACTGTGTTGGCTCTGGTAATCATTATTAAGGGAGTAATGTAATGGAAGATATAAAAACTTATTTAGACGAAGGTGAACACAATAGTAGTTGGTCAAATGATTGGAAAGACCCGGACAACTTTTGGGGAAACAATGGTCAAGTTCATGTTTACTACAATCGTAATTGCAGCTTTAAACTCAAGCGAGAAATTTGGCATGGTTATAAAACCAAGATCATTAAACCAAATGACATCGAGATACTTACCAACGACACGCCATTTACCAAAGCTGAATTAAAGACAGCTCTGATAGAGAAATGGTTTGCATGGGAGAATGAGAACACAAGACAAGCCAACAACAAGGGTGCGCGAGAGCGTAGAGCGAGAAAAAAGGAGGTAGCGTAATGTCAGTCACTAGATACAACTTTAGAAAACCAAAGATCAATCGCCAAGAACATGAGGCGATCAATAAGATCTTAACGCATCCACACTTCAATGCCTTGATTAATCCTAAGGCCCTTGAGGTTCTAACCGAGCTTGGAATTAGTGATAAGCAGTTTCAGGACATTATTAATAAAAACAAATCAATTTTAAAAAACTATAAAACTAAGGAGATGAAATGAGCAACGATATAATTACAAAAACAATTGAAGAGGTAGTATCAGACTTGGCAGATTTAAGCTATGTGGTGTTAGATCTTAAAGAAGATATAGCCAATGGAACAACACCCAAAGAGGAAAGTTTAGAGAAAATAAACTTTTTATATGAGGGTTTAATTTTTAACCAAGATCGATTATTAATCTTTAATGATAGGGATGAAAGTGAGGGCCACACAATACAATGAAGATAAGAAAAACTTTAAGGAAGATAAGAAAAACTTTGAGAAAGATAAAAAAAACTTTTAGAAAGTGGATTGATAAAATAATAAACCATAAATATTACGATTATCAACAGATAAAGCCAGGAGTAAGTGTCATCTATGATGCGCGACCAGAGAAAAGAAGACCTAAAAACCCTTGCACACTTAATCCAGCAAAAAGAAATGGAATTATTTTAAGAAAAGTAAAAATTGGTTGGTTGGCAGCTAATCGATCCAAACAAAAATTTATTGTTGATGAGAGGAATTTTTTATTATGGAAAGAGTTTAAAGCATCAGAATTTTATGAGGTGAAAAAATGACACAGCATACTGACAAAGTAGAAAAGCAAAGAGAGTTATTAAAGGTTGAGGCTTTGGATAAAGAAATTAAAGCCATCGACATTCGCCCCGGGAGGATACAAACTTGGTATCAATCTGGGCGAGTGGTGACAGATTATCCAAGAGATAAGCGTAAAAAGAAAACCACTGAATACCGAGGTTTAAATGATTGAAATAATCGGCTACATTTTTGGTATCGGCTTTTTGATTTGGTTAGCTGTAGTGCTAACATTATGGTTAATCATTAAACATTGGGAGAATAGATAATGACCTACGAAATAGCAGAATATAAATACATAGGACACATGAGAAGTGTCTATGGACTCAAGGGCGAATTAGAATACCCAAGCAGAAAACATTCCAAAGAGGACAGCGAGGGCAATTGGATTTTAATATCCTACAACGGACACAAGATGGGTAAAGTCTTAACCAACGGAAAAGTTATCGCATAGAACACGGGCCATTAAATAGGTTGCTACTCTCCTTCCCCCAAATAGTGACCTAGGCCCACCAATAGGAAATGTTTACGCCCACGCGCCTGACTTTTTTTCAGGCGTTTTTTCTCATCCTCTAATACGATCCACACCAAGTTAGCATCACTCAACTCCTGCAACGCCCGCCCACAGGTTTTTCTATTCAGTCCTACCATCTGCGTATAGTAGTTCAGAGCATCGTGTGAACTAAAAGTCTCATATCGCCAACGCTCTACCAACGCCCACGCAAAGAGTTTCGCACTCGCGCTCAGATCAGTTCGACTAGCTACCTCCCAGCGATACCACTTCCAGACAATATTACGCACCTTATTAAAGTCTTTACTCGCCCGCGCGAGTGAGAGTGGAACTAGCCCACTCTCGCGCCCATTATCAACTTCACCTGGCACTAGCCACCAGTATTTATCATGTTCGTTTTTTCTTCTCATTTACTCTCTCATTGTGGGGGGTGTAAATGCGTTTAGCATTTCACCACCCTATAACATATTCTATGTTATGGATATTATGGTAAGTTTTACCATAGTTGTGTCCCATTTTTACTATAGTTTGGGACATATTTACTATAGTTGTGTCCCATTTTTACCATAGTTAGTCATGGCAAAAACAAGTCATTTGGTCGTCATCATTAAATAAACTTTGTTCACCAGGTTGTTTGCTGATGTCTAATAATTCAATATAACTAGGTCTATCTTTTCTAAATGTAGCCCCAACTTCTTTTTCTTTGGCTATCCACCAATCAGCCATTTCTGGCCTTTCTTTTAATATCTTGATGGTAGTATCCATGCCTTTTAAAAAACATAAATCACAATTGCCTGCTGGTGTTTTGCCACCATAAGCATTGAGGTTAAGATCAAAGTTTTGTTTATCCCAAAACTCTATAACATCCTCAATGGTATGTTTTGCATCTGCCATTGGGGTAATGCTTGTCCATTTATTACCTGTTTGGTTTCTGATATTTGCAACCCGTCTTGGCTCGTCATATCTCAAACCGACCACATTAAACCATTCTTTATATCCCATGAGTTCCATCATGCGTTTCATTACATTGATCTTTAACTCAGAGGTACAAAACCTAGTCACAGGATTTGGTAAGTATGGTTTCTTTTTAATCAACATATCAAATGGCTCACCATTTCTTGATGCAATTTTATAATTTACCTGTCTGGTTCTCCATATAGGTCGTTCTTCATGTATAGAAAGCTCCAACCAATTAATATGCACACCCCATTTCTCAGAAACCTCATTAATAAAATCTAAAGTTTCTGGAGCTTCTTTACCTGTATTAGCAAAGGCAACCCATATATCTTCTGGTAATTTGCCATTGTATGCTTGAAGAATATTCCAAAGCATAAATCCTGAAGTTCTACCACCACTAAAACTAATGAGTGCTGGCTCTGGTATTTTGTATGGATTACTCATTTTTGGTTGCCGAGCCATAATTGGTGAATAATATTCTCTATGGCCTTGAGTTTTCTTTTCTCATCAGAGTTTTGTTTGGGTTTATTGACCAATGGTTTACCATGCTCTGCGAGTGCATCAATAATGAGTTGCACTTCTTGTTCACTTACTTGGATTTTTATTAGCATCCTTGCTCTCCTTTTTCTTTTTCTTGTTAAATATCCTGTCCCAGTTATCTCGATACTCTTGGCTGTAAGTCCCGGGGCGAGGTTTATCGCCTTTACCCATGATGCTCACCACTTCGTCTGATATTTTCATCTAAAGGATCATCTTTGGGCGGATAGGCATTTGCTACAGCTCCACATTTAGGACAGCTAAAAAATAATTTAATATCAAATAAATTATTGTAGTAACTAATATCTCTTTCTTTTAACAACTTCATGTTGGCATTACAATTAAAACATTTCATTCTTTACCTCTCGTTTGTATTTCAAAGTGATTGATTTCATCTTTGTCAACTGCCTCTTTGAACTTCTTTTTTAATTCATCATGGCTTAGATTGATAGCATCATCAATAAAGACCACGCCTTTAACTGTCTCTTTCACGACTACCGCCCGGTAATTGTTCTACATCAAACCATCCACATGGGTAATTAATCATATTAAAACTCTCCAAAGTTAAATGTTTCTTTATAAGGCTCTAAGACAGCCTCCCTTCTAAACAAGGTTTTGGTTTTGGTATCAACCTCACTACTGTTTGATTTCACCACCGCGCCCTTGACTACTCTTAATCTGTCGTACTCAACATCATTATCTAAACATATGCGTTCAGCTTCTTCTTCCTCGCCTAACCACAAAGCCATACATAACCTGTGCGAGTCTACGAGACTACTCGCGCCCCGAATCTTTGAACGAATTTGCATCGGATCATCGTCTGCTTGTAATGCAGCTTTGCTCATATGATGAATACTTAGACAGGTGGTTTTGAATTTACTGGATATCGAGGCAGCTAACTGACCATACATCTGCCCGGCTTCGTTGTCGCTGCTGATCTTTGCAGAGCCACAGACTGCTTGTATAGGGTCAATGACTACCAGCTCAAGGTTAGGTATGGTTTCTAATTCTGCTAATAACTCTTGCGCTTGTGGTGTTAGGCCCATACCAGCCGATGTATCGTTGATTAATGTTAAGGGTTTGGGTTGATCTGGTATTGTGTAAGCATAAACATCGTAAGGCGCATCAAAGCGTTTGTTGTGTGGATCTAACGCATTGATTCGTCTGTGCATCTCAACCAAGTCATCCTCGGCACTGATGATAACAACATTGCCACCTTTGGTAATAGGATGGTCAAACCAATTGCCTTGTCCCTGGCTAATTTTAATTGCAAGATCTAATGCCATCATAGATTTACCTACGCCACCAATAGATGCTAAGAGTGCTGGTTTAGATTTCTCTAATAAATTATCGACCAACCATTCTTTTGGTGGTGGCTCTTTAACCAAGCTGCGAATAGGGTGTTGAGTGATCCCCAAACCCAGATTAAGTATTTCATATTTAACCCGGTCTAACCCATGTTCTTGGGCCATATCGTTATAGTCTCCTCTCGCACTCGGTATGCGTACAAAACTGTTAGGAATAGCAGATGCTACCTCTTTAGCTTTCCTCTCGCCCACGCCACTCTCATCGTTATCTAGGGCTATGTATAAACGAGCCTGA